CCAGGCGGCCATGAAGGCCTGGCCGAATGACGCGAAGCTGTTCGCCAGGGTGAAGGATCACGGGCGCGCAGAGGCGGCCCTGATCGCGCTGTGGGGCGTTCGGAGCGGCGCGGCGAAGGAAGGCCTGGCTGCGGCATAATCGGGGGCGAGGGAGAGCGAACGTGCTGGAGAACCCGAAGTGGGAGGCGTTCGCCGTTGCCTATGCGCAGCACGGCAACGGCACGAAGGCGGCGCTGGAGGCGGGCTTCACGCCTGGGCGCAACAACAACCAGGCCGCGCAGCGCGCCGTGTTCCTGCTCAAGAAGCCCGAGGTCGCGAAGCGGATCGAGCAGATCCGCCAGACACTTAAGAGGAAGGCGAGCGCGTCCGCTGGTGTCGATCGGGCGTGGGTGCTGGATCGGTTGAAGGGCAATGCGGAGGAGGCGCTGGAGCGCGGCGACCGTGCTGCGGCCAATCGGGCGCTGGAGTTGATTGGCAAAGAGCTGAATATGTTCATCGACAAGAAGATGGTCGTCTACGGCCCGCTCGACGCGCTCACCGCGCCGCAGCTCCAGCGGCTGCTCGCCCTGGCCGAAGCAGCCGAGGCAGGGCGCCTGGCGCTGCCGTCGAGTAACGTCACAGCTTTATCGGAGGCCACTGATATCATTGACGTTTCGCCGCTGAGTACCCACGAACCTGTACCCATCGAGGTGCTCGACGCCGTCGAGGAGGCCGAAGATGAGGACATTGATCCTCTGAGCTGACGGGGCGGGGGCCGGCCAGGAACCCCCCGCCCCGGCCGAAGGCGGGGGCGGGTGGAGCACGAGCGTACCTGGCCCTCTCAGCACCTTCCCCGCACCAGCCGCACCCCCCCCGCCCCACCCCCATCGCACGTACCTCCCCGCCCCGCCCAGAATTACGGAACCCGCCACGGAGCACTTACGCTGTGGAAACACGCCTTGCGCTGCCGGCAACTCGGCGTCATCGTCGGGAGACACCGGTCTAGGAGCCGACCCCATGACCCCACAACCCCGACCCCACCCCCAGTCACCCATGCAGGACTTCGTCGCCAGGCGCGTCGTGCAGGGCATGCCCAACAAGGAGATCGCCCGCGAGTGCGGCATCACGGCCGGCGCCGTCACGAGCCACCTGAAGCGTGCCGCCTGGAAGCTGGGCTACCGCAAGCGCACCGGCGCGGGCGTGCGCGCCTTCGTGGCGGCCAAGGTGACCCAGCAGGACACGCTCGCCTACGCCCTGCGGGCGATCGACGACTGCGCCTCCCTGGGCCAGGCGAAGGCCCGGCTGAAGCTGCTCCTGCAGGAGATCCAGCCATGAACGTCCGCCCCAGCATGCGCGACGCCGTCCTGGCCCTGAAGGCCGAAGGCAAGAGCCACTCCGAGGTCGCGGACGCCCTCGGGATCTCGCGCAGCGCCGTGGCGGGCTACGTGAACCGCCACCGGGAGAAGAGCGCCCCTGCCGAGGTCCGCGCCGAGGCGCGCAAGATCCGCAACATCAAGCGCCAGGTGAAGAGGGCCGAGAACCGGGAGCGGCCCCCGGTGACCCTCAAGGGCGCGCCCAGGCTGCCGCCGCCCCCGCCCAGGCCCCTCGTGCCGCCGACCCTGCCCGAGCCCGTCACGGAGGGCGTGAGCATCCTCCACGTGCGCTTCGGGCAGTGCCGGTGGGTGCTGCCGCGCAAGCACGAGGGCCTGGCCGTCTTCTGCGGCGAGCCAACCCTCACGGGGAAGAGCTGGTGCGCGCACCACAACGCGCGGATGTTCCAGGCGCCGCCCCCGCCGGCGAAGAGCGCCAAGAAGCCCCTGCGGAGGATCGCCCGGTGAAGCCCCTCGTCCCCTCCCCCGAGGATCTGCAGCTCCTCGCCGACCCGCAGTTCCTGAAGGCCCTGAAGGCCGAGGGCGCGCGCCTGGTGAGCGAGCGCCTGATCGAGCTGTACGAGCCCTACGAGAAGCAGGCCGTGTTCCACGCCCTGGGCGTCGACCATCGCGAGCGCCTGCTGATGGCCGGCAACCAGCTCGGCAAGACCTACAGCGCCGCCGCGGAGGTGTCCTACCACCTGACCGGGGAGTACCCCGAGTGGTGGCAGGGCCGGCGCTGGAAGAAGGCCACGGCGGGCTGGGCTGCGGGCGTGACGTCCGAGGTGACGCGAGACACCTGTCAGCGCCTCCTGCTGGGCCGGCCGGGGCAGCACGGCACGGGGATGATCCCCAAGCGCCACCTGCTGGAGACGAGCGCCGCGCGCGGCATCGCCGACGCGATCGACACGGTGATCGTGCAGCACGTGAACGGCGGCAAGAGCACGCTCACGTTCAAGAGCTACGAGAAGGGCCGCGAGAAGTTCCAGGGCGAGACGCTGGATTGGGTCTGGTTCGACGAGGAGCCGCCCTACGACATCTACATGGAAGGCCTGACGCGCACGAACGCCACGGGCGGGATGACGTTCGTCACCTTCACGCCCCTGCAGGGCATGAGCCAGGTCGTGCGCCTGTTCTACCCCCGCCCCGACACGGGCGACCGGGCGATCGTGCAGATGACGATCGACGACGCGAAGCACCTCTCGCCCGAGCAGCGCGAGAGCATCATCGCGTCCTACCCCGCGCACGAGCGCGAAGCCCGCACGCGCGGCATCCCCATGCTGGGCTCCGGCCGGATCTTCACGGTCCCCGAAAGCGCCTTCGTGGTGGACAGCTTCAGCATCCCCTCGGAGTGGCCGCGCATCGGGGGCATCGACCTGGGCTACGATCACCCCACGGCCGCCGTGAAGCTGGCCTGGGACCGGGAGAACGACACGGTCTACGTGACCAACGCCTACCGGGTGAAGCAGGCCACGATCCTGCAGCACGCCGCGGCCCTGAAGGCCTGGGGCGACATCCCCTGGGCGTGGCCCCACGACGCCCTCTCGCACGATCGAGGATCCGGCGAGACGATGGCGGAACTGTACCGCAAGCAGGGCCTGGACATGCTCTGGGAGCGGGCACAGTTCCAGGACGGCGGCTACGGCGTCGAGGCCGGCATCGCCATGATCATGGATCGCCTGGAGACGGGCCGCCTGAAGGTCTTCAGCCACCTGGCGGACTGGTTCGAAGAGTACCGCCTCTACCACCGCGAGGAGGGCAAGGTCGTGAAGGAGTACGACGACCTCATGTCCGCCACGCGCTACGCGACGATGATGCTCCGCTACGCCCGCAAGGCGCGCGGAGCGAACGCCGGGCCGCTCCGGCGCAACGTGAAGGGGATCGTGTGATGACCGACTGGTGGCGGGGGTTCTGGTGGGGCTGGTGCGTGATGGCCGTGCTGGTCATCCTGCAGCGGTTGGGGGCGTTCTAGCCCCGAATTGCGTTCGTTGATCACGAAAGGTATTCTGCGCGGCACTCAACAGCGAGTGCGGCCATGCGGATCATCTACCTCGTCCCCCTCCTGGCCCTCGCGGCCTGCAACCAGGCCGTCCCCGGCGCGCCCAACGTCTGCAGCGCCGCGGTCCCGAATTGGGGTGGCTGCACGAACTACGACGGCGCCATGGGCGCCCCCGCGGCGGCCCCTGCCGCAGCTCCGGCCGCGCCCGCGGCGCCGGCCCCTGAGCCCCCGAAGACTGACACCCCCGACCCTGAGAAGCCCGGCGAGGGCCACGGCCACGGGCATGGTCACGGCCACGGGCATGGTCACGGCGGCGGCAAGGGCAAGGATCGCGACTGATGGACGTCGTCGAGAGGTTCATGCGGTTCGTCGACAAGAGGCCCTGCGGCTGCTGGGTCTGGACGGGCGCCAAGTACCCAAACGGCTATGGGGCTTTCAGCGTTCGGCGTTGCACGCCGGAGGGGGCGCACCGGGTGGCCTATCGGCTCTTCAAGGGCGACACGCCAAAGGGCTCCTTCGTCTGCCACACGTGCGACGAGCCGGCGTGCGTGAACCCGGATCACCTGTTCCTCGGATCGCCGAAGGACAACACGTGGGACATGCTGCGCAAGGGGCGGGGCTGCATGCCGCCGGTGTTGGTTGGCGAGAACAACTCTTACTCCAAGCTGACCGAGGCCGCCGTCCGCGACATTCGGACGAAGCGGATGCTTCAGCGCGAGTTCGCAGAATTGTACGGGGTGAAGCAGGCGGTGATCTCTAAAGTTCAGCTTCGCAAAGTTTGGGCGCATGTGGTTTAACGGAGCGTCTGATGGCGAAGACTGAAGATCTCGAAGATATTGCGCCTGAGATTGAAGACGATACCGGCGAAGAAGAGCTGGATATTCAGGCGGTACTAGCTGCTGAGTATCAAGACGCTTCCGATTATGTTGATAGTATTATTGCGCCCCTGCGCGAGGCCGCCTACAGCTACTATCAGGGCTGGCCCTTCGGCGACGAGGAGGAGGGGCGATCGCAGATCGTCCTGCGCGTGACGGCGGACACCGTCAACGCCATCATGCCGAGCCTCATGCGCGTGTTCGTGGGCGGCGAGGAGGTCGTCCAGTTCGAACCCGTGGGGCGCGAGGACATCGAGCAGGCCGAGCAGGCCACGGACTACATCAACTGGTCCCTCGACGCCGACGGCAACAACCGCTTCACCCTCCTGCTCTCCTGGTTCAAGGACGCCCTGGTCAAGAAGGTCGGCTTCGTGACCTGGTCCTGGTGCGAGAAGGAGCAGGTGACGGAGCAGAGCTACACGGACCTCTCGCCGGCGCAGGCGAAGCTCCTGCAGGCCGATCCCGAGGTGACGGTCCTCAAGCAGAAGGTGAAGGTCCAGAAGGATCCCGAGGTCGAGAAGCTCCTCGCCGACCCCAACCTGCCGCCCTGGCAGCAGATCGAGCTGGCCGCGCACCTCGACGTCACCGTGGACATGCGCATCAAGCGCACGCGCAAGCGGGGCTTCCTGAAGTACGAGGCCGTGCCGCCCGAGGAGATCGTCATCTCCCGCAACGCGCGCTCCGAGGACGACGCCACGCTCGTGGCGCGCCGGCGCTACGTGAAGGCCTCCGACCTCGTGGCGATGGGCATCGACGAGGAGCTGATCGAGCGCGCCCGCGGGGGCCGCGACGGCACCTTCGGGACGAACCAGGAAGCCCTGCTGCGGCAGCTCAACCCCGAGTTCAAGAGCGCCTCGACGGCCGACGAGAGCCAGAACGACGTCCTCTTCGTGGAGGCCTGGCTGCGCGTCGACACGGACGACGACGACATCGCCGAGCTGCACTTCATCCGCGCCGTGGGCGAGGGCCTGGAGATCGCAGACGACGAGATCGAGCCGTGCGTGCGCGTCGCGGCCCTGTCACCCGTCATCGAGCCTCACACGATCTGGGGCACCTCCATCGCCGACCAGACGATGGACCTGCAGAACGTCCAGAGCCACGTGATGCGCGGCACCCTGGACAGCCTCGCCAGCTCGATCTTCCCCACCCTCGGCGTCGTCGAGGGCGCCGTGGAGCTGGAGGACGCCCTGAACACGGAGATGGGGCGCGTCATCCGCATGAAGGCGCCGGGCATGGTCCAGCCCTTCAGCGAGCCCTTCATC